GCCCTGCCATCTTCCCGTTCTCCAACAGACCGGAGACGGCGACCTCCCCGTCAGGCACCATCTCGGCGAGTGCTCTTCTGCTGCCCACCCTGGTGGCGGATGGAGCTCCTGGCGCGATGGTCCCGCAGATCAATGCGGGCGTGATCACAATGGGTGACCTCTTGTGGATTGATTCGCAAGGCCTTCAGATTCCAGTCGATGTGCTGACCGAGACCCCGGGTCCGGGAATCTACGGCGGCCCTTCGACCTTTCCGAACGGTGGACCGAACGGTCCGGCGAACATGAACACCCAGGCTATCCGTCTCGAGAGCGGACGCCCCGTTCAGGCTGCACCTGGCGATGGTTTGCCGGGCCCGCCGCCCGCACGTCCTCCTCTCTCGAGGACGACGATCGGCAAGTACTACCACCTCATTCCGATTACCTCGGCGATGGCTGAGAGGCCTGAGCTGATGTGTGAGTGGACACTGTTGTGGGCGGAGAACCCCGAGATGCGTGGCTTCCGTGGCAGCTGCAGGACGGCGACTGATTTCAATCTTTTCGTCGCAGGCGGCCCGGGTCTGCCTCCGCACGCTGGCCAAGACGGATTCATCCCGAAGAGCGAGATGTGCAAATACGGTGGATTCGGGAATGGAGCGGTCATCATTTACGTGCTTACTGACGTTGATGACCAAAGCCGCCGGGCTGGCCAAACCTCCGGAGGTGTTTACTCGCGCCGAGTGGAGATTGGTCTGACCAATCCGGCCGCTGCGGTTCAGGGCGTTCCTGTCCCTGGCGCGAATGGTGGCGCTTACCAGAAAGTCACCCTGAACACCCCTGACGGTGTTCAGATGCACGAAGGTTGGGGAGAGAACTACGCTGCCGGGCTCGGCAACGATGTCGAGTTTCCCGACCCGGCTGCTCCGGCAGGCGGATGGCCTGCAGTCGCTGTTCCCGGAAACGTCTTTCGCGGGCGTCCGATCGGGGGCGCGATCATGGGCTTCGTCTGCCAAAAGTCGGATGCCGATCGGCGTTCGCTGTCACGCAAGTGCTTCGAATGTGCCGTGGAGATGAATTTCATCGGCGATGATGATCTGAAGGATGCGA